ACGTTGGCGACCTGGGCAAGCTCGAAGACCAGATGTGCGAGTGGGACCCGCTGGACAAGTCCGCGAAGTCGCCCGACCGCATGGACGCGATGGTGTGGGCCATTACCGATTTGATGCTCGCCGATAGCACCACCGGCGTCCTCGACTATTACCGCCAGCAGGCCACGCGCCTGACGGCCACCGGATAACCACGATGCCCCGAATCCCTGCCGGCGCCAAGACAACCGACTTGACGCCCGTGGTCAATCAGGCGCGCCAGCAGGGTTTCATTGGCCGCATTGCCGCGGGCGTGCGCTACGCCATCACCGGCATCGAGCCGAATACATGGATGTCGCCGCTACAACCCATCGCGCCCCAGGCGCAGGAAGCGGCCGGGAGACTACGCGACTACTCCGTCGGCTACAACGTCCAGTGGGTTCCGCGTGGCGAGGAACTGACCAGTTTCGGCCAGTTGCGCGCGCTGGCGGACAGCTGCGACCTGGTGCGTATGGCCATCGAGACACGCAAGGACCAGATGGCGTCGATGCAGTGGACGATCGGTCACGAAGACCCGAAAAAGGACGTGAGCAAGGACGCGCAGGTGCAGGCCATTACGGCGTTGTTCAAGAAGCCCGACGGCGTGCATGGCTGGCAGACGTGGCTGCGTATGCTGCTCGAAGAAGTCATGGTCATCGACGCGCCGGCCGTGTACCCGCGACGGGCCAACGATGGCAGCTTGTTCGGATTCGAGCTGATCGACGGCGCCACGCTGAAGGTGCTGACCGATGCGGATGGCCGCACGCCGCAGCCGCCGTCGGTGGCGTATCAGCAGCGATTGAAGGGAATCCCCGCGGTCGATTACACCGCCGACGAGATCGTGTATTCGCCGCGCAATCCGCGCGTGCACAAGTTCTACGGATACTCGCCGGTCGAGCAGATCATCCTGACGGTGAACATCGCGCTGCGCCGCGCGGTGTCCCAACTGCAGTACTACAGCGAGGGCAACATCCCGGCCGCGTTCGCCAACCTTCCGCTGGACTGGACGCCGCAACAGATCGAGCAGTTCCAAGGATACTGGGACACCGTGGTCGAGGGCGACCAAGCCATGAAGCGCAAGGTGCGTTTCGTCCCGGCCGGCACCGTCGTCAAGCCGGTGATCGAGGCGCCGCTGAAGGACGAGTTCGACGAATGGCTGGCACGCGTCGTGTGCTACTGCTTCAGCCTGCCGCCGACCGCGTTCATCAAGCAGAACAACCGCGCCACGGCTGGCACGCAGCAGGATGCCGCCGAGGCGGAAGGGCTCGCGCCAGTCATGGTGTGGGTCAAAGAACTGATGGATGGCCTGATCGCGAAGTATTGCGGTCGCACCGATCTGGCGTTCCGATGGATCGAGGAGGAATCGCTCGACCCGAAGGTGCAGTCTGAAATCCTGAGCACGTACCAGAAACAGGGCGTCTACAGCATCAACGACATTCGCTCCAAACTTGGCGAAGACCCGATTGACGACCCCGCCGGCAGTGAGTACCTGATCATCACCCCGACGGGTGCGGTGACGTTGGACGAGGTGATGAACCCTACGCCTCCGCCAGCGCAGACGGGTGAGATTGGCAAGCCAGACGCTGAAGGCGACGACCCGAACGTGCCGGGCGACAAGCCGCCGAAAGGTGGCAAGGGCAAGCCCACGCCGACGCCGGCCGAAAAGCACGACCACGGCAATCTGGCTAAGTCCGCCGGTCCGCTGACGCCGCCCATGGAAACGCTGCGCGACGCGTTCGGTGCGGCACTTGACCAGGTACGCCAGGATGCGATCGCCAGCCTGCACAAGCTGGGCAAGGCGGCGGACGGTCAGGCGCGCGACAACAACAAGACGGACGATCTGTGGGTTGCCAAGTTCGTCGACGATCTTGACCTGTCCGGCTTGTCGCTGGCGTGGGATGACTACACCGACACGCTGCAGCTGGTCGCCGCCGACGGTGCGCGGCAGGAAGTGGCGCGGATCGTGGTGGACGACGCTACCGTGCAGCCCGCGGCCACCGGCGCAGGCTTCGACATCCTCGACCACCAAGACCCGAACGCCATCGACTGGGCCAAGGATCACGCGGCCAAGATGCTGAGCGATAACGGCGACGTCGGCGAGATCCCGGACGCGACGCGCGCCATGGTCCGCCAGACGATCACCCGGGCGCTGGACGCCCACGCCACGAACGACGAACTGGCCACCGCGCTGCAGGACACCTATGCGTTCAGCGCCGACCGCGCCGAGCTGATCGCGCGCACCGAAGTCGGAAACGCGCTCGGCGGCGGCGGCTTTGCTGGCGCCAAGGCCGTCGGCATGAAGGCCAAGCGCTGGCTGCAGACCAATGATGAAAACGAATGCCCGCGTTGCGAGGCGAATGCCGCGCAGGGCTGGATACCGATTGACGACGCCTATGTGTCGGGGGCGTTGTTCCCGCTTCAGCACCCGCGCTGCCAGTGCGATCAAGCGTACCGGCGCAAACCCGCAGAGGATTGAATCATGCACATTTTCGCCCGACTGACCAAGGTGGACGAGGCCGCGCGCACCGTGACCGGCATCATCGCCAACGAGGCGCTGGACCATTCCGGCGAGGTGTTCGACTACGAATCCAGCAAACCGAATTTCGAGAAGTGGTCCGGTGACATCGCAAAGGCCACCGATGGCAAGAGCGTGGGCAACGTGCGTGCCATGCACGGCAACGTCTGCGCCGGCATCACCAAGTCGATCACGTTTGACGACGTGGCCAAGGCGATCGAGGTCGAGGCCAAGATCGTTGACGACAACGAATGGAACAAGACGCTGGCCGGTTGCTACACCGGCTTCAGCATCGGCGGTTCCTACGCGCGCAAGTGGAAGGGCGATGACGGTGTGCAGCGCTACACCGCCGATCCGGTGGAATACTCGCTGGTTGACCTGCCCTGCAACCCGGATGCGCAGTTCAGTGTGATCAAGGCGGACGGCGCCGAGGAAATGCGCAAGTTCGTCACCACCACCGACAACGCCGAGGCGCTGGCGAAGTGGGTGGAAGGGCTGAACGACGGCGAGCGCGCCACTGTGTTGGCGAAGATCGCACCGCCTGCCGATCCGGTCGAGGTTGTCCTGGCCGAACCCGTCACCAAGGACTACACCGCCCAGGCCGAACGCCTGAGCAAGGCTGATGGTGCAGACGACGCCGGCAACGTCGTGCGCGCCGTGCTTGGCATGGAGACGGTGCAAAAAGGTCTGTGGACCGTCGCCAACTTCGCCGAGGTGCTGAGCCAGCTGGCCTGCATCACGGATGGCAGCGAAGACGAGGCCGCATGGGAAGGTGATGGCAGCAAGGTGCCCGCCCAACTTCGCGCCGCGCTGAAGCCACTGGCGGATGCGTTCCTCGCGATGGCTGCCGAGGAAGTTGCCGAGGCGATTGCGCCAGCGTCCGAAGAGGTCGAGGTGATGGAGCTGGCGGCACAAGCCGACGACCTGGCCAAAGCCGGCAAGCGTCACAGCGCCAAGGATCAGGCGGCGATCGAGGCGCTGGCCAAGAGTCACGGCCTGGCCAAGAAGCACGTCGACGCCATGGGCGATCACCTGGCCGCGCTGCAGCAGGGTGCCGCACCCGCCGAGGACGACGACAAGGCGCAGAAACTGACCAAGGCGGCCGACGACCTGCAAAAGGTCACCAGCGAGCGCGATGCCCTGACCAAGACGGTCGCCAGCCTGACCGAGCAATATGCCGCCCTGTTGAAGCGTGCCGCGCCGGCCAAGGGCGTCGCCCGCGTGGTCGAAAAGACCGTCGCGCTCGGCGGTGGCAATCCTGACGACATCGACGACGAACCCGTGCTGGGCAAAGACGGCTCCGTTGACCACCTTGCCACGGCTGAAAAGCTGATGCGCAAGGCGTACCGCGCACCCCGGCAGTAAGCCCTACCGCCGATCCCACCAAGCCGCCGCGAGGCGGCTTTTTCGTTTCACCCTCAAGCCCGCACATCGCGGGCTTTTTTATTGGAGCACGCGATGGATACCACGACTGAAACGCTGGGGATGCTGAAGGGCGTCTACGGCGACAAGACCCTCGTCAAAGCCGGCAACACCGTCACCACGGCCGCCGGGCTGGTCAACTATGACCTGCAGGCACCGGCCAAGAACTTGTACCCGATCATCACGATCATCGCCAAGAAGATCCCGCGTGTGAGCGGCCGCGGCGGCACCGCGACGAACTGGAAGCAGGTCAACTCCATCACCGGCTCGGGCTTCGACGCCATGGGCTGGGTGCCCGAAGGCCAGCGCGCTGGCGTCATGTCGCTGAACGTGACCAACCAGTCCGCTCCGTACGCCACGATCGGTGAGGAAGGCGCGTTGACCTTCGAGGCGCGTTCCGCTGCCGAACACTTCGAGGATGAGCGCTCGCGCACCTCGATCCGCGTGCTGCAGAAAGCCATGCGCAAGGAAGAGATGGCGATCCTTGGCGGCAACCGCACGCTTGCCCTTGGCACGCCCGCCGCGGCGACCCTGAAAGCGGCCACGCTGGCCGGTGCCACGTTGCCGGCGGCGACCTACAGCGTCAT